GTAATATCAACTTGATAACCCTTTGCAAGTGCTTGAGCTTGACCCGTAGCCTGATCTAAAGCTGCATCTTGTAAGCCGCTTAACTTTTGAATTTCGGAACGAACACCCGATATCTCTTTTGCATAGTCGGCAACAGCAGCAGCTGCATCCATTATTTTATCCACAGCAAACATGGCGGCAGCTGCAACAGCCGCGCCTTTTAGCATTCCCTTTATACCTCCAACGTCTTTAGAAAACTTGTCGGTTTTAGCTTTAAAATCGAGTACGTACTTGTAAACCTTATCGCTCATCGTTCCACTTTTCTTTTAATTCCTCATATCGCTCAGGAGTACTCCCTTGTGTTTGTGCTTGCTCTTTAGCTTTAATTCTTTCTTTTATTTCCTTGTCGCCTGGCAATTCAACAAGATCATAAACACTTACTTTTTTTTGTTGGGGCGGACAAAGCGTTCTGAACACCTGCCACCTTGCTACCCGCATATCTTTTATTTCTTCCCACTCTCTGTCCGATACCGTTTTTTCGGTAAAGGATTTATAAACCTCTTGAAACTCAAATGGGGTTAGGCTTAGGTATGTCTCCAAGTCTAACCCCATTTGCCCAATTGCAATGCCCATTGTTTCGGTTAGGCTTAGTTCTCTGCCGGGTTCCCCTTTGCCTTTTTTAGCTTATCTGCCTCTTGCTTGAGTCTTGAAAACACCTCAAAAACATCGGGTTCAGAATTGTCAATAAATTGAGCGAACGATGCTTTAAATTCCATATCTGCACGTTTTGCACAGTCCTTTAGTTGGTGATAAATTTGAGCCAGCATAGCCGACTGTTTCCCCTTTGTGATATCTTCAATTGAGTATCCGGAATTTTCAAAATTGAACATTCCGCGATTGGTTCGGTAAAACGGATAAGTTTCACCATTGTATTCTATTGTTGTTTTAGGTTGTGATTCCATAATATTCAAGTTGTTTAAAAAAAGGCAGGCAGTGCAGCCTGCCTTTTCGATTATTTATTAGATTTTAAGCAGAAACTGTTTTAATTTCCGGCGTTTCTTTTTGTGAGAAAGTGACACTCATTGAAGAGTCTTCAGCAACAGCATCATTTCTTTCCAACGATTCAATAAAGAAAATTCCTTCTTCATACTTATCGCCAGCCTCTTCAGCTTTTGGTGAATACTTCAAATTCACTTGCTCCTTTGCAAGTTGCTTCTCTTTCAGGTCGAAATAAGAATAACCGTCGTATAAGGTTAGAGATTCAACAGAAATTTGCGTATCCGTCTCATCGGGGGCACGCTCCTTGCCGTTGGTATCTTTCGTTCTCCGTTCTCTAAACGAAGTGGAGGTGGATATCTTGCAACTGGTTGAATGACCAATTGCTAAAAAAGTTCCCGGTGTTGATTGCTCAACAGATAGAATGATATCCCCACCATCAATAATTCCAGTATTTGCCATACTTATTGAAGTTTAGGTTTAAACAAACTGAGTATAGCCTCGACTACTTGCTTGGTGGCTATACCATTTGCAATAAGTCCGGCTGACACCGCATAAATTAAAATCCAGTACCAGGCTAAGTCGATAAAAATTCCAAGCTGTAGGAAATACCCGACCACCGCTAGCACAACAGAAACTATCCACGATAAAATTTGAGTTTTTAAGCCCTCGGTTTTTATCAATTTCTTTAAAAATTGGGTAACCAAAATTACCAAAGAAACGAGCCCGGTTAAGCTTGTAAAATAAGAGCCAATGTCGATACTCGTTGAAGTTTCAACAGCTGCATTTGCCACAGTCTCAGCCATGGTCATCATGGGTGTTATAAATGCCACCATGAAAAGCATTAAAAAGCAGATGAATTTTTTCATTTTTTTTGTTTTTTACTGGTTTGTACTATGTTTTTAATTCCGTAGTATCCAAAATAAAAGAGCATGATTCCCCCTACATAAACCCCGAGTTCCTTAGCCAATTCAAACAAGAATAAAGCGTATTCTTTATCGAACTTATAGAACACAGCTGCGGCAATAAAAAGCACTAGAAATACACTTGAAAACATCACGGCAAGAATTCGCCTGGTAATACTTCTGATACTCGACTCGTCCAAGGTGTTTTTATACCATTCGAACCAACCAGCCCAAGCTGCTTTTGCATCGTCCGATTGCTCTTCTTTAGTATAAAAAGCCTTATCGATTCCGCTTGCAACAGTATCGAATGCCTTTTGTGGGTCTATCTTTTTCAGAAATTTAAACATGCTTTAAAGGGTATTTATTTCTTATTTAATTCCAATTTGGTAACTCTGTCGGTTAGCTTGTTAATTCGGCGGTTGTGTATTCTTTGATTGTCTTCAAGGCTCTTAATTCTGTAGTTCGATAAAACCATTGTTTTATCCATTTTCTTTACAGCTTCAATTAATGAATCGAACCTTTTAATTAATCGGCGAAAGCCCCACCAAATAATAACACCAGCACCCGAAATGTAAGCTATCGTCCACCAATCAATATCGGGTTTCATAATAGTCCCCTTTCTTCTAAAAGCTTGTGCAAAGCTTCGGGACCATACACATTTAAAGGATTGGTTTCGCTGTGCTCCTGAGCGTGTGGGTAATCTTTAAAATTCCAATCGCCGCCCCAGGTTAAGCCGAACCATTTGCAAGCATTCCCATAAACATCCCATAGCCTCTCGTTACCTTTGTAACTCCAAGCCGGGTCTTTTCCTATTAGCGGAACCGCATCGAATGCATAAGCCAAATTGTGCCAGCTTTCTCCTGGTGCCGCATTGGTTAATTTTTTTGTGCCTTTTTGTGGACCAACTCTCTCAATAACATCAGCCAAGTATCCGTAACCAGCATTTCTAAGGTTAATACACTTCACTTTTATCACACTCCACGATCTACCTTGACGGTAAAACTTGGCTTGCTCTTCCAAAGTTCTAAGGGTGTTGTAAACTAAAATATCAACGCCATTGGCTTTACATTGGTTAATAACCTGTAAGGCTTTTTGCATTGTTACCGGGTGCAATTGGTTAAGGTCTCTTGACATTTGCAAGCTATTTTTGGGGATGGTTTTGGAAAATGGCTGCCTCGCTTTCTAAGGGAGAAATACGGGGCAGCCTATCACAACTCTAAAGGTTTTGCGTTTTATGCGTTATCTTCAACTAAGGCAATAACACCTTTTTGATCTTCGCGACCATGTGAAGCTCCAAAACGAACTTGTGCTTCCAAAATGGTACCACCCATATAACCAGGTGCATTTTCGTTCACAATCGCTTTTAATTTTCCTTCTGCACGTCCAACCATTTTGTCATTCCAGAACAAGTTACCAGGACGATCTGTTGAAGCTATTTTTGCTTCGGTATCCTTTTTAACAGGAGTAGCGTCATTGGTGTATAACAGACCAATATGACCTTCATCGGTGCTTCGGTAGTAGATATCGATACCTAAAAGGTGACCAATAATACCTTTCTCCAACTTAGAAGTATTACCCGTTAAGTTGTAATCAACAAATTTGTCGATTCCCAACAAATCAGTGTAAGCATCAGGTGTTGCCAACATACACAATTTACCACCTAAGCCATCTACATTCATTCGCATTAAGGCGTTTTTTACCTTAAGCATATCTTTCAGTGTTAGCGCTTTACGATCCCCTGCCAAACCTATAACATTAGTTGCACGAGGTTCACCTGTTGACTTGATGATTTGAGCCTCTACACTTGGTGCCCAACCCACAGCAGCAATATCAGCACACTTGGTTTCAATAACCGAAGCTTGCTGTGCTTGCTTGGTAGCTCGCTTGTTGTAATTCAATGCAAAATCAGTTGGATTGTTAATCACCAATGGGTCAGCATAAACCAAATCAACAGCATAGCTATCGGAGCTATCCAATGCGGTTTTAACTGGCAAAGGCAGCGTTTTTGGAGCGCCTTTCTTTGCTTTTCCAATAGAGCCTTGAATAGGTCTCTCTACCGATGTAACATTATCTGCTACACCTGTTTCCGCGATCGATCTCTTGTAAAAAGAATTATCAGGGAAAATTACTTTTTGTAACTCTTTCGAGTACTTAATAGGATTTATTTGTGGCATTTTCTACAAATTTTAAAGGGTTAGGGTTAGTCAATCTGAGCAGGAGCGCCTGTTGGAACAAACACGTTGCCGTCAAAAACGAACTCGATAGTTTTGGTTTTACCTGCAACACCTACAATGCTTGCAGCCTGAATACCTGTCCCGAAATCAGTTTCCTGAGTTCCTGCAGTTTTCAACTTAAAGAGAATTCGATCACCAAGTTTCACACTCTCATCAATGGCTAAATTGATGGTACGGCTTGCGCTTGCTTCTACTGATGCACCGTCAACAACAGTAACCGAGTTAACAATCTCCAACTCTTGCGAGCCGGATGCTGTTAGGCTAAGCTGCGATGCATCGCCAAACGGATATCTTACAATTTGTTCTTCCATTACTATGGGATTTTTTAAGAATTAACAGAATAGGGATTACTTATACAGAGCGTTATCTGCATCCTCAAGCTTTTTAAACTTTTCAGGATCGCTAACCTCCATTGTTGCCAAAGCATCAGGATCGTTTTTTTCGTACCAGGCGAAAGTCTTTTCCTCACCTTTTCCACCGCCACCTTTGCCTTTGTTCAATTCGGCAATTACTTCCGAAATACGAGTAGTGTCGCCACCAGCTGGCGCGCCAGTGTTTTCTTCAAGGTTCAAGAAGTCCATAAATAAAGAGAAATTGTTCTTAGCCAATTCTCTCACGATCTTCTCGTTTTTGTCCGTCACTTTGCCGTGAGCTTTTGCCACAACAATTACACGATCAACAACCTTACTCAAATCAGGAGCTTGACCACCATCATTTTTCAACTTGTTAACCGCCTCAAGTACGACTTGCTCTTCGCTTTCTTCCGGCAAGCCCAACGCTGCAATAACTAATTTCATTTTGCGTGCTTTTTTTGGTTTATATTCATCGTTGAGTTTTGCCACTAGTGCCATTGGCTCCAATGCTGCTAACTCTTTTCTTCCTGTTTGGATAACTTCATCAACAAAGTCGTCGGCTTTTGCTTCCTCAGCAGTATACCATGTATCAGATCGTAGAATTTTGTTGATATCTTCCTCCGATTTTCCGCGTTTCATCAACAATTTGGTAAGGGTATCTTTAAGCATTTGAAGACCTTTTTTAGCTTTCGCCGATAATTGCTTAACCTTATCGCCATTTTCATCTTCGTAATATGGAGAGTGAAACATCAACTTTGCATAGTCATTAATTTCAACCCTATCGCCCTGAATTGCTACAACCGCAGCCATACTTGCGGCAATACCTACCGTGCGAGTAGTGACTTTTGCTGTTGCACCCAGAATAGCAGAAACAACGCTTAAACCATGCACAATACTACCACCATCGGAATTAATTAATACATCAATCTCGTCGTAGTTCTTGTCGAGCCAACGAAATTCCTGAGCCCACCAATGACCATTGGTTTGCTTTTCACCATCGCCCAGGATTCCTGAAAGTAAAATCTCAGCTCGTTTCTGTTCTTTGTTTACTATTTTCGAAAATTTCAGCTCCATTACATGTGTTTAAATTTTGTTCTTGTCGCAAATTGCGTACTGCTTTGAGACTCTAAAATTCATTAGTTTTACTGGCTTTTTCAATTAATTGCGCATGCCTTGCGCCAATTGCAGAAAGGGTTTCCAAGATTTTAGCAAATAAGATCGCAGAATGCGAATTTTAAGGCAAAAAGAGAATGGAACTAAACAAAAAGGCAGCTGCTGAACTCTTATTTAAGGAGGGATATGAGCAAAAGGATATAGCAAAGATTTTAAAGCTTAGCGAGGCGACAATTTCTAAATATGTTACTCAAGGCGGTCTGCGTAAAAAACGCTTAGATCATTCTATAAAACGCCAAACTTCCGAAGAAAATGCACTCTCAGCATTGGCTCACCAAACTACTGTTATCCGAATGATATCGGAAAAACTTACCGAACAACTAAGCCCTGAATTAAGCACCGAGGAGCTTGGAAAGCTATTGATTCCAAAAGGCGAAATCGACGCCGTTCAAAAACTATTTACAACTGTAAAAGGAAAGGAGCTCGATTGGTCGGCAATTGTTCGAATTCTTCGTGAGTTTTCGGTATGGTTGAAAGAGGAGAACCTTGTGTTGGCTCAAAATATTATTGAACCTATCGATAAGTATTTG